TTTGTTGCCGACGCAGCGCCGTTTGGCCACAACCCATCGACACTCCACATGGAACACAAGAAGTTCTACATCTTCATGGAAGGTCCGAGCCGACTCACAACCGAGCGGCGTCGTCAACTGGTGTGTCAGATTTGCGAATCACTTCACCCGGATGAGGCCGACATCTTCTACGCTTGTATTCGAAAGAAGCTCAAGCGAAAGGGCTTGACGAAACTCTTGGTGGTGGCTGCCTTTCCCGGTCTACTCTCCGAACTGGCTTCTACCGAATCCACTCCTGCCGAAGCAACCGAGTAAATAATGAGCCGACAATCAAAGCGTCGTTCTGAGCGTCAGCATTTCATGTCGCAATTCGATCCTGACGATTTCCAAGATATGGAAGCGAAGTCGAATCGTAAAGGGAATCGACGGGTTGTTCGAAAGAACAACAAACAGGATCTTCGTGATGCCATATTAGATCCCGATTCTCTTGATGATTTCATGGATGACATCGACACGTAATGCTAGAAATAATCTTTGCTCTCTTGCTGTTAGCCAGCATGATGGCCATAACGTTTGCGATTATCAATGGCGTGGTAGCATTGGTGCGTAACCGAGTACGTCATGCCAAGACTGTAACCGACTTCGAAACTGAAATGATCCGCAACGCCGCAAGGCGAGATGCTTATGAAGAGCTGGCTCGCTTCGCAAAAGAATACTATGACGACCCCTTCTTCAGCGCCCGCATACGCCAACTCTACTGGACCAAGATAGAATGTCCAGAGTGTCAAGGCAAAGGAAAGAAGTGGCAGAACTCGAAATGGAAATGCGATCATTGCTGGGGAACCGGCAAGCAACTGAAAGACATATAATGAAAGTTCACAGCAGCATCAAACGACGCACCAAGGATTGCCAGATCGTCCGACGACGGGGCAAGCTATTCGTCATCAATAAGAAGAACCCCCGGCTCAAGCAACGGCAGGGATAAACATGAACACCTTGATCGTGACAGTTGGCCTCCCCCGAAGCGGTAAGTCCACTTGGGCTAGAGAAGTCACCAAACAGATCCATAGTCCTATTGTCAGTCCCGATGCCGTTCGGATGGCTATCACTGGCCAGCGTTTTGTGAAAAATGCCGAGCCGCTTGTATGGACGATTGTACAGTGTATGGTGAGGGCACTGTTTGAGGCAGGGCACAACAGCGTAATCCTCGACGCAACCAATACTACCAAAGCACGACGCAAGTTCTGGCTCGACGAATGCCGGAATGGATTCTACGGCGACGAAGCCAAGGTTTCCTTCGTCGTGTTTGACACACCAGTTGACGTTTGTAAGCAACGTGCTATTCATGGTGGCCAGAAAGATTTAGTGCCAATCATTGATTCCATGGACGCATCCTTTGAACCTCTTGATTCGGAAACTGAACCGAACCACGGTGTTCAGGATGTATGCGCGGGCATCTTCGGACTTCTCTAGAATTTACTGTACCTCCAGCATGAAGTCGTGTAGCCATTTACAAATGTAGTACGCATCTACCATATCGCTGGTTGGGTTTCCAACATCCTTCTTCGCAGGCGTGATCTTCTTCCAGAGATCGACGCCTGTTTCCTTTTTGAACGCTTCATGCATATCCAGTTTCTTAGCATTGCCTCTGCCCGTTCCAAACTTCTTCACAACAGTTGGCTCTACAAGCAAACAAGGAATACTCCATTTCCATAGTCGGTGCTTGAGGATTCCACCATTCTCGGCTATGTGAAAAACCTTGCCGGTCGCTCCGTATGCGTAATCTTCTAGAGCCACACCACTACACTCTTCCACAAGTCCAATGGCCCACTCAGCTAGGGCATCGTATCGTCCGCAATCGTTTTCATTGCCGCCTTCATACTCAGTTGGATATTCATGGCCGACCACACGAACAGCGCGATTACGCGGCTTCATGTACTCGTTAATCCCTGCGTACTTTTTGATCTTAGTGAGATAGTGGAACTCACATCTTTCAATGTCCCACTCACCAATCTCCCCGCAATACAAACAGATGGCCGGGCAAGTCAGGCTGTAATCTATACCGGCTAGTAGCATCATACTAGGCTGCTCAGAAGGGCGTACAAATCGTAGCTCGCGTTCTGGATGAACCCAAACTCGTAACACGTATGGTCAAAGAAAAATGCGGGATCGTGAGTCAGACGGCGACCGAGCAGAGTATGTTCTAGAGCTTCGATCGAAACAAAGTGAATGCGTTTGTTGTCCTTGAATGTAAGGTAGTAGCGATTGGCAGGCGTCGTACTAAATTTCAAGTGTCTGCTACTGGATAGCTCCGTCTCCCTCTCAATCCCCATCTCTTCGGCCAACGTATTGGCAACAAACTGTGTCATCCCCATGGCCTTACTCCAAGTTGGTGCGACAACGAAAATCTCATCACCAGAATCCATCCAAGGAATTTGCAACAGCGCGTCTTTCAACATACGTGTAGTGCGACCGGAGTTACGGCCACCGGCAATGTAGTCTTGACCTTCAACGAATCCAAGCTCATCCAAATCGTGGCTGATCGCTTGAATTACTTTCTTGGTTGCCGGTCCGCTGAACGTTTGCTGTATCATAAGGTTCCTCGACATTCACATCTAACTCGGCGGTCTTTGCTTGCGAAAGGTCAACAAGCAACTTGCGGTAAAACAAATGTTTGGTGGGTCCGTACTTGAAACGCTTGGCATTGATCGCGGCACTATGGACCGGATTCCCGTCCTTGTGTTTCTTACATGCCGCACACCAATCACAAATCATCTCCAACTGGTCGATGGCACCCATGTCTCGGATACCGTTTTCAAAGTGTTCCGGGTGATGCCGGTTCATCTTATAATGGTGGTCGATCGCGGGCTGGATCTCTTTGAGCAACGCATAGTATTCATCACTACCATACGTCGTGTTTCGCAACTTGCGAATCGAGCGCGCGAAGTGTTTCGTCTCTGTCCATCCATATTTAGACAGGTCGTGGACGACTGATCTCCACACCAACTTCGCTGCCAGCTTCCAAAGAAACCAAGCAACCCAAACTTTATGTGCTGTGTGTTTGGCCCAGTGTTCCACCACACCCATACAGAAATTAAGCATCGGTCTTTTCATCGTCGTTGAAATCTACAGGGCAAGCCCCGCTTTCACAATCGACGTGTTCCTTTCCTATGTCCTCCGCCATTGCGTCCCTAATCGCTTGGCGTATTGCTTGAAATTTGGCGATCGTAATCGCTTCCTCCGGCTGATACTCAAACGCCGTTGTACTTATCTGCGGCATAACTGCGCAGCATCGCACACGTCTTTGATGTTTCAGTACAGTGTTCTTGAATTCAATGTATGACACCTTCGCAGGGTTGTACTTCAAGGTGTAGGAAATCTGGTTTCCATGCGGCTCACCAATCCAATACTTCTCTCCCAATTCAACCCACCGGTACTGCTCACGCGGGGTCGCTTGCGCTGCCGTTACGATGACATCATCGGGAGCGATGTCAGCTATCTCTAAGGATGTTGGGAACCCGACTACGGTAGTGCCTGTGTATTGTACAAGCTCCTTTGTTGGATAACCTTTCAGCCTATACTCTTCGACTAAGGGATTATCCGATCGGAATTGGACCCAACGCATATACCGCTTCATGGCAGGCAAATGCCAACCTTCGCACAGGCCAAACAATTTACTTGTCGTGCCCGCAGGCTTGATCGTCGTCATGGTATGCGGAGTTTTCAATCCCATCTTAGCGGAGTATGTCTTGGCTTCCTCATATACCGCATCTCGGAAGCGTGCTATGGTATCCCAGAAGTCTTGCGACTTCTTCATGTCGAGTAAGTCCTTGAAGCCGTACTTGAAAAACTTCCATGCGAACTCGTGAATGCCCGTAATGCTGACACCGATCCTGTTGGTCCGCGCCACTTCTTTGTTGAAGATCGAATCCATCGTGTTCACACGAATGAGCGCACGGGTCGTTACTCGGAAAGCCTCTTCGGCATCGTCGAGCGTAGCACAGTGATACGGCACAACGTCAGCAATGACACAGAAGCCACCAAGACAATTCAACGCAATCTCACCACAAGGATTCGTGATGGTATGGTACTTCTTGCGCTTAGCCTTCTTCGCCAGCTTGGCCATCATGATCTGGGTATCTTCGTATATCTGGTACTTCTCTGAACCAACGTAATCGCCGCGATGAAGCTCTTGCCAATCTTCATCATTCTGAACCAGCTTGTGGACGTTGATGATGCCCGGCTCTCCCGTACCGTCACCATACGCACTAGACGTAATGGCTTTCAATACATCTCGCGCATGCTTTGCGATGGGCTCAAGGAACTCCTTGCTGCCTCGCTTGCGATCGAGCAACGTCCAGAAATCATCGTCAACCGTGACCGAATTGTTTGCGGACCACAAGAACCCCTGTGGCGACGAACCTGTATCTTTGCGATACTTGACAATCTCATTCAGGGTCATGCCATCATATTCGATCGGGCGCTTGATCGTGATGAAGTCTAAGATGGTCTTGTCCTTCCAGTATTTCGTTGCCATACGTGCGGCGCGTCTTGCTCCACCTACCAAGACGCACTCAGCAAAGTAATGGTCAACGTACATGGCTTGCTGCCAAGGCTCAATGTTCGAACCCTTGAGCGTTGCGGCTTTCATGAATGCGTTCATCATTGGAACGGGACCGCTTGATGGTCTGTTCTGCATACCCTTGATCGGTCTGCCACGTTCTCGCACATCGGAGAAATCAAGAATCAACATCTTGTCCTTGTGTACCTTTTCAAACGCAGAGTTCTCCCACAGCTCAAGTGCCTTCGCCCAGCCTTCGCGAGAGTCAGGAACCTTGTACCATAGGATGCCCTTTCCTCTGCCGTACTTGTGCTTTGCGTCTCGCACAGATTCATGCGCAGAGATGTCGAAGTCAGGATGGTCCTCGTCAATTACACCACGAAGAGTCGGAGCATAATCCCAATTGATTACCATTAGATCATCATCGTAGCTACGGCCCACGCCCGCGCCGTTCAGCAACAGATAGAACAACAGGAACGATGCCGGTGCCGTCGCACAGTTCGTAAAGACTTCCATGTTGCGATACGGTTGTGTTTCATCCCCATGCTGTAGATGACGACCCGACATAAGGATGTTAGCATTGGCAATGTGCTTGCGCAGTAGGTTGTACTCAGAAGCCTGTTCGCCCTGATCTTTACAAAGCAAAGAGTTGCCCAAGGCAACTCTATCAGCCACTTCGCCCCATGTCTCCCATGAACCATCGGGCTTCTTTCGTAACACTGTTCGCTCAGCAATAGCCTGCCCCATGCCGGGGTGAAGCTCTCGGAAATCCAATGTAGGCATAGGTTGTCTCCTATTGAACACCTTCATAGTATCCAAACGGCGTCGTCTTTTCACAGGCAGTAATGCTGTATTCATTATCTATTCAAACGGTA